TAGACTGTGAGGCATGAGCCGACACCAAAGACTGGTCACCACAGCCGTCTTGATGTTAGCCTGCCTGACATTGAGCCAATGCTCCGACCGATACAGGAACCCAGCCGATGACCCAAGAAACCAAACCCCGCCAGCGTCGACGCCGTCTAAGTAACGACGAAATCGAGTCACGCACTCGAGCCGTCCTTATTATGACCCTCGCTGGGGTATTGGGCATCTCCGTCCTCGCCCTGCTTTACAGCCTGATCTTTGTGTTCCAGCCAATGGAACAATCCCCGAATGACAAAGCGTTCCTTGACATTCTTCAGCCGCTGATCTTCAGCATCGGTGGCGCAATGACCGGCCTTGCCGCCGGTGGAGCAATGGCGAAGCGCAAAGACGACGACAACGACGAATAAGAAAGGACACCTGCCGTGTCAATGATTGTTCAAGCCACCATCACGTTCAGCATTCCCGTGGAGCACCTTCCGCCGGACATCCCCGGCGAGAACGAAACACCGGAAGCCGACGCGATTCTGCCCACCAGCGGAGCCGAACAAGTCGCCTACGACCTGCTCACCAAACTCCAGCCGCTGCTGCCTGAAGGCATCTATCCGATGTTGGTCGAAGCGATGGCGTTCAAGATGGAGCGCATCGGTTCGTAACTGCTAGTGTGGCGGGCTATGGCTCGTCCTTACACCGGTTCCAAAGACGCTGTTCATGCCGCCAAACGCGCTGGCACAATGGCCGTCTACGACAACCTCAAATTCCTATTTGGCTTGAAGCCATTAGGGGTGTTCTCGGATCGAGACGTGCGAGGCAAGCCAGGCGTCAAATCCGTCCACGCCACCTACCGGGCGATGGATCTTGGCGGCAGCCCCGACCAGCTCAAGAAAGTCATTGACTGGGTGTACGCCCACCGGGACGCTTTGGGCATCGAAGAAATCCATGACTATGCCGGTAACTACCTACCCAACCCCAAAGGGTTCGGAGCTGGCTACCGCTGCGACCGAGACAACGGCGGCCTCCTGTCCGGCTGGAAGGTGTACGACAAGAACACCATCGGCTCCCCCGGAGCCACCTGGACCCACCTTGAGGTCAGCCCTGCTATCGCAGATTCCACCAAAGAACAGATTGACGCAATCTTCAAGAAGGCTTTGGAGGCATAGTGGAAGCCGTTCTCGTCGCCCTGATCTCGGGAGCGTTTGCCGTCGTTGGCATCCTGGTCGAGAAAGGGAGACGGGAAAACAAACGGGACCATGCCACCGTGGTTGACCGGCTGGATCTGGTGTCATCAGAAATCCGCAAGGACATCCGCCAAGTGCGCGCCGATCTGACTAGCCACATCAACAGTTCGGCACATAGTTCCCAACCAGCACCAGCACCGGTTGCTAAAATCACCAGAGGACGCAAGCCGAAGGCCGGATAGCCGTAGGTCGTAGGAGACACATGGCTGTATCAAATCTCAATCTCGGACCCGGTTTCGCTGCGGCTCTTCTCGCAAAGAAGAGGCGTGATCTTGCCGCTGCCCAAGCAGAAGCTGCCGGTCAACTTCGCCAATCTGACATTGGTCGCCAATTTTACCAGGCTGGGCAAAACCTTGAATCGAATCTTGAGGGTCGTGGCATCCTCAAATCTGGCGAAGCGATGACCGGTCGAGTCAATCTTGGGGCCGAAGAAAAAGCTGCTCGAGCGGCAGCAACAATGCAAACCGAGAATGCAATCAATCAAGCCAACATGGATTACGCATCTGCCCTTGCCGCAGCGCAAGCAGCAAGCAGTCAAGGGACAGCCGCACAACCGGCCGCTCCCGCACCGCGTCCCAGCCGACCCGGTGGCGGCGGTAATAGTGGCGATGACGGTTCGTCAAATGCGCCAAAAGGCCCCACCCTTCCGCCGGGCATTGACTTTGGTGCTCTTGCCAACGCAATGAACAAGCCGAAGACGGTAACTCCGACGCCAGTCAGGACTGTTGGCGGCATCACCGTGCGTCCCGGCGATACGCCATCGGAAACAACTGGGCGCGGTACTCGCAAGCCAGTAACACGCCCATCAACGCCGACCAACCAGTTTGGCCGTATCCGAGGTGGCATGTAATGGGCATCGGATTCGATACGCCACTCGGCGGACTTGCTATCGAAATGGCTATCCGCAACATGGAAGCCAAAAAGAAGGCTGGCGAACAAAACCAATACGAACAGGACTTGGTCAATAAGCGTCTCGAAATGTATGGCGGCGACATCAAGGACTACCAGAATGTCTGGGATCGTGGGTATGGCGGCACGATGCAAGCCGCGCAGTCCCAAGCACAAGCGTTGCAGGACTATTGGACTGGACTGCCCGAAATCATGGTCGCTGCCGCAAAAGAACAACAGGCCACCGGCGGAACCGGAACCTCGTCATCCATGCCCACTACGCCTGGCCTGACCGCTGCTCAGCAATACACAATCGCATCCAACGTCGCCACCCCACCGTGGACTGCCGGTAACCCAGTAACTCAAAAGCCACAGGTCGGAGCTGATGTCATTGAGCAGCGTTCCGCTATCGCTCGACGCGCTAAAGCAGCAGCACCACGGTTGAAGTCTCGTCGGGTCTACACCCCGCAGATGGGCCGGTAATGGCACCCCGTACTGGGCCGCAAGGAATCACCCTGCAAGACGTCGTTCGAGTTGCAAGCGGTGGTTCTCGAGCCATGAACGCCCCCCAGCCTCCCAGCGGTGATCGTGGTGGATACACGTTCACGACACGCACGGCTGGGATGCCATCTACACCCGCAGCATTTGACGCCACCAAAATCTATGCAAGTTTGATTGGTGCACCATCAACAGGTTACGGCAAAACTTACGGTGGATTCAAAACAGCTGGTCAGCTCCAAGATGCTGTTCTCGGACAGGCATACCAGTTGCCGCAAATCATTGCATTGGCGCAACAGCAAGCCGCCGCCGAAGAAGCCCGCCTGAACGAACTTGCAACTACTGAGTCAAGTTTGATTCGCCCTGGCACCATCGGTTTCGACGCATACAAACAAGCCCAAGAAGACGTGCGCCGTTATGGCGGTCCTCTTGGCAACCAGCCAGAAGTCCAGGCTGCGCGTCAGGCTTTGAATGTTGTGACCGGACAGCAGGAAGCGGCAGCCAACGCTGCGCCGACGGTTGCTCAAATGCAAAGGGACATCGGTATTTCTGGTGGATATGCACCAAGCCGCAGAGGATGGTTGAGCCCCAATGTTGCCGACCTAATTCAGCTGCGAAATCTTGGTGCGATCCCGACACAGCAAGAATCGGCCAGCCTCGCTTTAGCCCGCCAGAAAGCCGAAGAAGACCTTCGCAACGCATCGTATGCAGCGCACATGAACCGCATGAACACGATGGCTATCCCAAGTGGTCGAGAAGAAGTCAACAGTCTCGGTGAAACTCGAGCCGACGTTGAGGCCGCAGGCCGAGAATTTGTGCCCGATCCCGCAGCTTCGCTGGCTATTTCACAAATGACCCCAGAGATTCGTGGCCTTATTCAGCCGCAATACGAACGTGGCGTCGTCCCGTACCAGCAGTTGGCAACCGAATTGTCCGGCATCCCCATCTCGCAGTTGGCACAGCAGATCGCCACCGAGTCCTACGGCCAGAACCCGTTCTTGGCGCAAGGAATGTTCACATCCAAAGTTGATCTTGACTATGCAAACCGTCAGCGTCAACTTGAGCAGGAAGCGTTGCGCCAACAGGGCATTGACTTCGGTATGTCAACCGACGAAGCGATCTACCAGAAGTACGGCGCCGATGCTTATCAGCAGTATCAGGACGCCAAGACACAAGGCGCCTATGAGAAAGCATTCGGACCGGCGCAAACAGCCGAGGAAGAAGCATTTGATGCTCAGGCCATGAACACCCTCGGGGTCGTGCCTGCTGCTATCGCAGGAGACTTCCCTGCATCTAAGGCTCGAGAACTGCTGTCTGACCCAGGGTTCGTACAAATTCTTCAGGATTCGCGCACCGCAGTCCAAGACTACGAAGCGGTATCGAGCGCTGATAAGAAAGCCAAAGCAGCAGAAATTGCCGCTGAATTTGAAGCACAGAGCGGCGATCCAGTGGCAGCACAAATCCTTTACAATGCGCTACTCTCGTTTGACTACCTGTATCAAATAGGAGAATAACTGTGGCCGACCAGCAGGATCTGCTCGGGAAATTCGGGATCAGGCCACCCCAGCAGACCGCACCAAGAACCATTCAGCCGACGCGTCGCACCGCCACGCCGCCAGTTGCTCGTCTCGCACCCGTTGCCGCACCCGCTGCAGGCGCAAGCAAGTTTGCCAACGTCAAGTTGACATCGCTCGGCCAAACAAAAAAGAAACAAGAAGAAGATCGAGGTTTCTGGTCCAACCTTATTTCGATCCCAACGTCAGCAGTCAAAGCTGTCGGCTCGGGAATCATGTCTCTCCCAACCGTCGCTGGCAAAGCCGCTCAAGAAGTTTATGGTTTAGGGGAACTCACCTTTGACACCGTCCTTGACGCCATTGACGACGACATTTTCACTAGCCGACTAGAAACCGACTACGCCAAAGGCAAAGAACTTGGCCTCAAAGGCGACGAATTGTACGCCTACGCGATGCACCGTCAACACCCGTTCATTGGTGGCATGTTCGGCAGCATGGCAAAAACAGGTGGCCGTCTAGCCGAACTAGGTTCTTTGGGTTTCTACAACTACGGTCAAGAAGGCATTGATTACGCCAAAGCTTTCCGTGAAGGTCAGTTCGGCGCAACGCTCGTTGAAGATGTTGGCAACATCATTCTTGCTGGTCGCATGACCGGGGCAGGGAACCTTGTCACCAAAGCCGGTGCAGCACTAGGCGAAACAGCACCTCGACTTGGAAAAGCTGTCAGCACAACCGGACGAATCATTGAAGAACCAGTTGGTGAAGCAGTTCGAACAACAGGAAAACTTGTTTCAAAAGCTGCTCCGACGGCAGCCAAACTAACCGAGGGGATGCGGTTCGCCCCCGAGCAAGACACCATCGCTCGACTTGGTAGCCGTGGCGGAGTCATCGGAGAAGCCGAACGGCCGATCCGTGTTCTATTCCAACAAATTGGCGACTCATACCGGATGAACCAGCAACGCAAACTAGGTGTGCTGGACGAAGAATACGCTCGCCTTGCAGCCGAACGGGACGCCGCTATCGCACAAGGTGACCGGCCGTTGGCTATGCAACGCGAAGCCGAAATCAAATTGATTGAGGATCGGCAGATGAAACGCCTTGAAGGTGGCGGCGTCATCCGGCGTGGTCGCCAAATCGGACGCAGGTTCAAACTATTGGGCGAACGTGCCAGCCAACAAGTGATCCAACAATTCAACCGGGTTCGTGACTATGGCATCGCCCCGGAACGCCCCGAGGTGTATCGCGCCAAAGCACAGAACCTTCGTGCGCAAGCAGAACAGATCGCCAAAGAAACACCTACATACCCCGAATACATAGATGTCATGGTTGGCCAACAACCACGGCAAACATCTCGAGCACAACAATTGCTTGACGCCGCCGACGCCCTTGATGAGATGGCCAACCTCAAGGAACAATTCCCCGAAGCTATGTCGGGACCCGTGCCTGCAGCTGTGCAAGAAGCAGCCATCCACCTTGCCACCAAAGCACAAGCACTTCTCGCTTTGGCAGACAAAGGCATGACCATTGACGACCTTGTCCGTGCTGCGACAGATCCGACAGTCAACCCAACTCTCGCACAATCGGGGATGCAGCCAACGGCCGAAGGTGTTGCCCTAGCTCTTGAGGTGCTTCGTGCGCTTCGAGGACAAGAGACAGCACTCAACCGGGCACAAGTAATGCAAGTGACCGCCATTCTGAATTTGCTCAAAGAATGGTCGCGCACCGCCCAAGAAGCAATGATGCGTGGGGAAGGCGTCCCTGATGGGCCGGTGCCTTTCACATGGTTTGAAACGTACCCGACACCCGCATATGTTGCAGCAGAACTAGCCAAAGGTGGAACCGAAGCTGCGGCCGTTGAAGCATTCCTTGACCGGGCAGTTGCCGACTTTGTTGGGGCGGCCGTTCAGGCCGGTGCATTGCCTCCTGAGGTTCTTCAAGAATGGCGCGTCAATGTTGAGAATCCGTCCCGCAACTATCGTCGTTTAGCCGCCCTGGACCCCGACGACGCTGGCTACAAACTTGCGTTTGAACTTGGGCGGGTGGCATACAAACAGTTGCTGCGGACTGCACCGAACTTCATGATGAACCCGCGCATCTATCCGGCGACGATGCGCCCAACGGTCATCACCCAACGGCAGGCAGTGCGCCGAGTTACGGGATATGACGTTGAAACAATTGCCCTCAAACTTGCCGAACTAGAAGACGAGTTTGACACGCTGATTGACGCCAACATTCTGAAAGGTATCGGCAACGACATCGTTGATGCCATGAACCCGCAAAAGCGGATCACTCGGCAAACATGGGAACGTGTCAACGGTCGTATCCGAACAATTATTGAGCAAGCCCAAAAACGTCGGCTTGAGTTGGAGTCACGCGTTTCAACATTGACTGCTGAGCAGAACGCCCAGTTGACAAAACTGATCGAGTTGGAACAGGCATTGTCGGCTGCTGACAACATGTTGAAACGGCAAGCCGCTGAACCGGTCGCCAAGTCACCTCGGTTGATTGCCGCAGAGTCACGCCGCACCAACCTTGACGCCGAACGTGCCCGCCTTACAGAAGAATTAGACAATGTCAATCGGGACATCAACGACGCCGCTCAAGCGGAAGTTATTGACGCACCTCGTTTGCGTTCCATCATTGACGGCAACACCACCCGTGTTGAGGAACTACAAGCGCGCCTTGACGAGATTGACACCGAACTCAGCCCGTTGGAACAGGAACTTGACCGACTGAGTAGCGAAGTCAACGGCATGGATCGGTTGACCGAGAACGAGCGCGAGAACCTTGCACTTGATTACGCCGACCTCATCAACGAGGGCTACACGCCTGGTGAAGCACCTATGTCCGCTCGAGCGCAACGGGAACCAACACCAGCAGAACTAAAGAATCATAAGCAGCGAACCCTTGACGACCTGAAGCAAATCGAGGACGAAGCATCCGATGTCCTATTCAATGATCTTGCTGGCGGCGGTCTACCTGCTGGACGAATTACGCCACCGTGGCAGCTTGGTCAAGAAGCTGACTCAATTTATGTTGAAACAAAAAAGGTAACCATTGACGGTGCCGAAGATTGGCGTTTGCCTGTTCAACAAATTCTTGGCGACGGACAGATGTACCAAGATTTTCTTGCCGAGGCGACCGGGTGGGCTGGCCCGCAAGCCGGATCTGCTGATTACCCATCGGGTATGACCGTTGACCAATTTCCTGACGCTAAAGCTTCGTTAGGACGAGACGAAGCAGGAATTTTCAACCGACGCACAGAAGAACAAGCTCTTGTTGAATACGCTCGTAAATACAAAGAATTGTGGGAAACCCGCAAACGGCGACTAGAACTTCAAAAGAAACCAAACAAATGGTTTGCTGACGACTGGAAGCAGACACAAGCAGAATCCGCACCCGAAATCAGCATGATGAGTTACGGGCTGTCCCGCTTATCGCCTGAAGAAATCGCCGCCTACTACAAGTATCTTGACCCCGAAACGCTCGCTAACGCCCGCCGTGAAATCAAGTACATGCAAGCCGAGGTTGACAAACTGCGCGCCGAGCGACGCAAACTAAATGACCAAGCACAGAAACTTGACGCCGAATCTCGAGACGCGCGTGGCCGGTTGAAGCCGCCGATCCCACGGGAACTGGGTGTCAAAGCGACCCGTCTCCAAGTGGAGTTGCGCCGTCTTTCACGGCAACAGACGCAAACACCTCGAGTGCTCAAAGCAGCTCGCAAAGCCGAACCGACCGAAGCGTTGCGCGCCGAACAGGCTGCGCTTCGTGGCACCGCCGGGGAAGTACGACGCCCTGCCCCCGGTGCGGAAGGCCCAGCGTTGGGTCGTGTTCGACGCCCCCGACGTCTCGTCGCAGAAAAAGAACAGGCACGACTCAACCGTGAGGACAGCCGCCGAACAACGGTGCTACGCCGCCTTCGCAACGAAGCCGAACAACAGAGTGCGGTCGAGGTTGCCGCTCTTGAAGCGCAAGCCACCCCGCTTCAGCGCCCCGAGTTCACTCCCGAAGGTATGCCGTTCGGACCGGAGTTGTTCCAGCAAGGAGAAGCCCCGATCTATTTGCCCGCTGGTCCTGCTGGCGGAATGTTGCCGGAACGTGACTTGCAAGCTGTTATGCGAGGCGAAGGAGCTGGTGCGCAAACACGGCTACAAGCGACCCGTGAACGGTATTCGGGTTCGTTCGTATTGAGTTTGGCGTCAATGGCACAACGAATCAAAGAAGTCACCGATCAGCAGTATCGCAACCTCGCCGTTGAACAAATTATTTCTGATCCCGAGATGGCTTCTACGGTAGAAAAATTGTTGCCTGAGCAAGAACTGGCACAAATGCAGATGGACGCCGAACAGTCCGTGGCTGCACAAAACATTGATCGAACAAGTCCCGAGTTCGAACGTGAAGTTGGTGCGCAACTAGGTGTCCTTATTGCGGACGCCCTTGACAAGCGTGGTTATGAAGTTGTCGCCCCCCAGAAATTTGATCCAGAAACCGGTGGGCATGCTCCGCTAGGCACATTGAGCCAATCTGTACGGCCAGATCAAATTGCGTTCAATTCGCCTGTTATGCGCAAGGGAGTTGCGGCACGTTTGTTCACGCAGTTTGAACCAGCTGGAACACGCAATGTGCCCGTCATGATTCAACGCGCTCTTGACACTATTGGGTCCGTTACCAACAAATGGAAATCGGTGGTCTTGCCGTTGTCACTTCGCTGGCAAATTGGTGACGCCATCGGCATTGTGATGTTTGCATGGTCACGAGGTGACATCAATCCACTACAACTGACTAAACGCATCCGAGAAGTCATTGGTCGCATGACCGACCCCAACGATCCACGTCTGGGAACCATTTTGTTTGGCGACGTGTTGAGCGCCGGAGGTTTCACCGATCCCGTCCTTGCTGCAGGTTTCGGAGCTGCGCTCGCCGGTCGAGGCCTTCGACTTGAAGACCTGTCGTTCACAATGGAAGACGGCCGTCGTGTTCTGGCCGACCCGAACTATCGTCCGTCAAACAAAGCCGCCAATGTATTCAACTCGTATCGCACCAGGGCGTTCCGTTTCAACGAAGCAATCAACAGCATCGGTCGTAGCGCCGTATTCATTGACAAATTAGACGGACTGCTGAAAGAAAAAGGCCGTTCGCTTGACGAAATCAACGGCGTCAATTCGCTTGGTGATGCAGAACTAAAGCAAGCCATCTCTGAGGCTGTTGACGCAACAAACGAAACACTTGGTGCGTTCTCCGATTTGTCGCCGTGGGAAAAGCAGGTGTTCCGCCAAATCTTCCCGTTCTGGTCGTGGATCAAGTTCATCAACAAAGCAGCATTCGAACTAGCGGCCGACAGCCCAGAGCGCGTTTTGTTATTTGCAAACCTCGGCTCCATGATGACTGAAGGCGACGACACCGGACTAGCCGACTGGCTTCGAGGCAAAACCCCGGTCATGGGCTACTTCGTTGACTTGAACTTCTTGAACCCATACAGCGACGCCGCATTGTTCACCCGCAACCCATTCACCGATGTTCTTGAGACAGGAAGTTCGGTCAGCCCGGCAATCACATTCCCGTTGACAGTTGCCAACGAACTGTATTACGGGCAAACGGGGCGCAACCTCCCACTCGCCCCGCAACTATCACGCCCCGGATACCTTGAAGGACGACCCGAGGCAACAACCAGAGGATTCGGAGATGTTCTCGGCGGCATCGGATACAAGGGTCTGACCACTTTCGGTGGCCCGTTCCGCAACATCCTTGACGTTCTACCAACCGGCACTATCCCCGGCACCGACATTGCGACCGGACCGGCACCACGATTCGGGCAAGGTTCCCTACGCACCACCGGCGCATACGCTGAACCACGCCTCGGCCCCGTCGCCGGTCGGATCAGCCCCCTGCTTCGGACATTCGGTGTTCCGGCACCGCTGATTGATGTCAAACAGGCCAGAGAACAAGCCAGAAAACAAACACAACGAGACAGGGCTGCTCGCCTCCGCCGTATCAAAGAAAGAAAAGCTGCACAATGAAAGACACCTGGTATCTCGAGATTCACGGGCGCCGTCCGACGACCCTAAATCAAGAACGCAAAACAAACAATTGGGGGCGGCGAGCAACCGATACCCGCTGGTGGCGTGAACAGTTCCGTGTTGCGGCAGAACACGCCGAGATCCCGCAATACGAACGCATCCACATTTCCGTCGTCCCCCTTCACAAAAACGGCCGATCCCCGCAGGACACCGCCGCCTGCTTCCCCGCCGCCAAAGCCGCCATTGACGGGCTGGTCGACGCTGGAGTGGTTGAAGACGACACCCCCGACAAGGTTGTCAGAGTAGACTTTTATGCACCATTGGTCGACGGCAACGACGGCCTACGGATCGTTGTCAGGAGCGCAGAATGATGGACATGGGAATGGACGGCGGCATGGCGGACTACAGTCCGCTTTACGCTCAGGCGAAGGAGATCCTCGCTGCTGGCATGCTGGCCGAACTGAAGGAAGATGCCGAGGAAGCGATGGGCGGCGAAGGTGGCTACGAGGAAGACATGTGCCCGCATTGTGGCTCCAAGATGGGTGGCCCGATGGGCAACCCGATGGCCACCCCCCGCCTGGCCCAGCCGATGGGACTGCCCCCCGAACTCGCCATGCGCGTGCCTGCTTCCCCGCAACCCCCAATGCCGATGGGAGGCATGAGCCTTCCGCAGATGAACCTAGGAGCCTGACATGGCGGTACCGTCAATCAACCTTGCTGGTCTCAACCTTTCCGGTCTCGCCAACCTTGGCGGCCTTGGCACCAGTCGATCCGTGACGTCAAGTGCTGCTTCACAGCGGGCAAGCAACGCCCGAGCAGCCTCGTCGTCACGTCCGTCTGTTTCTGCTAGGCCAACTACTAGTGCATCCCGCACAGGTGGCGTAACCGCAGGCCGTCCGACGGCTGGCACACGACCTGTTGCTGGTGGTGTTGGCACCGTGCGTCCTGCTGGGCGTATCGGCCTCTACAGCCGTGAGGATTTGCCGCCGGATACCGGCCCGATGCCCGGTCGTGTCGGCCCTCCGGCACCCGTGATGACACCTGGCGAAGAAGCACAGCAACAGCAGCAGCGCGGTGGTTATGAGCGTGGCGCCGGTCTTGTCGGCCGGTTCTCGGCAATGGGTACGCGTGACGGCCGTTTCAAGGCTCCTGCGTCCGACCTTGCTCAGCAGTTGGCGAAGCGCAAGTTGCGTCAGCCGACGTTCGCTATCGAAACAATGTGACATGGCTAGTCCGGCTTGGCAACGTGCCGAGGGCAAGAACCCGCAAGGCGGATTGAACGCTAAGGGTCGAGCCTCGTACAAGGCGCAGACTGGTGGCACGCTCAAAGCGCCAGTCAAGAGTCGCCCGTCAGGTCCGGAAGAAATGCGTCGCAAAGGATCGTTCCTATCGCGCATGGGCAACATGGCTGGGCCGGAACGGAAACCGAACGGTGAACCAACCCGCCTCCTGTTGTCGTTGAAGGCGTGGGGTGCCGACAGCAAAGCCGAAGCAAAGTCAATGGGCAAGCGTCTGCTTGAGCAGTACGCCGCACGAAAGGCAAAGGACTGATGGCAAAGGCATTTTGGGATAAGCCGAACCCGAACAAGAAGTCAACGAAACTGGACGAGAACGGTAAGCAGTTGGCCCGCGAGATGGCTCGCAAGGCTGGTCGTCCGTATCCGAACCTTGTTGACAATGCTGCTGCTGCACGGAGGACGCGATGAAACCCGAACGCAAAGTTGCCAAGGTGATGCGCGAGTTCAAGGCTGGTGGTCTGCACTCCGGTAAAGGTGGCAAGGTTGTTACCGATCCGAAGCAGGCTCTCGCTATCGCACTCTCGGAAGCGAAGATTGCTCGGAAGAATAACGGCAGGTCATAGCGTTATTTGGGCGTCCCGCCTTGACCTTTAGCGTCAACCTCATACAATCGGTGGAGCCACACAAACGGCAACTTGACGGCTACGGCCTCGTTGCCCTTCACCGGAGGTATCCATGCGGCGCATTACCCAAGCAGTTCTTGTCATTGTGTTATCGGCATGCGGGGTCGCTCTCGCCCAGCCATCGGGCGCTCCAGCCCCAGCACCCACAACCACAACCGTCGTCCCCGTCACGACGACCCAAGCCCCGACGACGACCATCCCGGCCACGACGACCACTACCACCATCCCCTTCGGCTTCACACCGTTGTGCCCGGTGGCTATGGAGATCGCCCGCAAGGTCGGTTGGCCCGAGTCCGAACTCGAGCATCTCGATTACCTGGCTCATCGTGAGAGCCGGTGCGACATCACGGCTGACGGTCAGCCCCGCCACGCCTGGAATCAAGACGACCCAGGGTCAGGGTCAAGGGGCTTGGTCCAAATCAACTCGGCCTGGTGCGCCAAGAATCGCTGGAATCCGCATCCTGCGGGCTTCCTAGGGGCGCTAGGCATCCTTGACGACTGTGACGACCTGTTTGACTGGGGAACGAACCTGAGGGCCGCTAAAGCCATTTGGGACTATGACATTCAGGTACACGGTTGGGACGGCCGTTGGTACGCCTGGAGATTATGACTTGACAGTCCGGTAACCAGTCCATAGAGTCCGAACCATGACACCTGCCAAAGAGATAGTGCCCGTCGGGGACAGCGTCGTTGCTCTCGACACCACCGCCAGCCTTCAGGCTGACCTGTTGCGCGCCGACGACCGTCGCCGTGAACTCGTCGCAGCCGGAGACTGGCAAACCCTGACCTACGGACTGGTCGAACTCCGCAAGATCAAGAACGACCTCGACGCCCTAGTGCGCGAGGTGGAGGAAAACATTGCTTCGCTCCTGCCGGAGAAGAAGGTCGTCCTCGAGAACCTGGGAGTGATCGAGCGCCGTACCGCCAGCAGCCGCAAGTGGGACTCCGAGGGACTGTTGAAAGACCTCGTCCGCACCACGCTGGACCCGGAAGGCACCGGCGAAGTCCATGTTCAAAATGTCCTGAACCTGATCGAGTTGCTCAAGAAGGTTCTGCCGCTGACCGGCTCGCTCGGTTGGAGAGTTACACCCCTGCGCGAACATGGCGTAGCGGTGGACGACTACAGCGAAACCACCTACGGTCGTTCGACCGTCCAAATCACCAACTGAAGGGGATAACCATGACAGACACACAAGCCATCGAAGTGGCCCGGCCACTCTCACCCGCCGAAATCTCATGGAAGGTGGCGCAAAAGATCGCCAACACGCCTTTCGTGCCGACAGCCTTCCGAGGCAAACCGGAATCGGTGTACGCCGCTGTCCTGTACGGCGAGGAACTCGGCCTCGGGCCGATGCAGTCCCTGACCCAAATCCACGTCATCGAAGGTAAGCCGTCTCTCGCCCCCGAAGGCATGCGTGGACTGGTCCTGAAGGCTGGTCACCGGATCGACGTGAAGATTGCCAGCAACGACAAGGTCGTTTTGTACGGCAAGCGTGCCGACTCCGGTTCCGAAGCCACCGTTGAATGGACGATGAAGGACGCACAACTCGCTGGGCTTGCTGGGCGTGGCGCATGGAAAACCTATCCTCGGGCGATGCTCATGGCTCGAGCCACTTCCGAACTGTGTCGCATGCTGTTCGCTGACATCATTGCCGGACTGTCCTACACGCCGGAGGAAGCAGCCAGCATCGCCGGTGTCGAATGGTCCGAGACACCAGCGCCGACACCGACACCAGCATTGGCAACCTTTGAGCCTGCCCCGGTGGCCGACATCGTGGACACCATTGACGAAGCCCTCGCCTACGAACCGGAGGTTCCGATGGTGAAGGAAGCACCGATGACGGTGGCCGAGGTGCAAGAAATCTTTGATGCCGAAATCGTTGACAACGAATTCCAGGTGCGGCCCGAAGACGCCGCTACCGGCAAGCAGATCAACATGATCCGGGCTATCGGCAAAGGTGTCGGACTCGGCCATGACGACCTGAAAGGTGTGGCCTCCGGTCTGCTCGGACGAGAAATCAACGTGCTCGCCGGGATCACCAAGCGCGAAGCGTCGCAGATCATCGACCATCTGAAGGCCATGCCGGTGGTGGCATCATGAGATTGTTCCGCCGGTTCGCTGACCGCAAACACACCATCGCTTTCATGAGCCGCCACTTGCTCGAATGTGCCGAAGTGATTGAAGCCCTACGCCTCGAGAACGAACAGTTACTGTTCCGAGGCAACCGGCTCGCTGAAGCCATCGACAACAACGACGGCACGATCAACGCCGCCTGGAAACTCGGTGACGCCATGAGCGCATGGATGGAATACTCGGAGCGCGTCAATGTCGAATGACATCATCTTCAGTTGGCAAGCATCTGTCTCGGACGACTTCAAAAAGGACGCGGCATGTCGGGGAATGGACCCCGAGTTCTTCATGCCGTCCGTCGGTAAGCACGGCAGGGAGGCCAAAGAGGTGTGCAACGGGCGCACGGCAACGCGCTCCACACCCGGCCTTCCGCCGTGCCCCGTCAAAGACAAATGTCTCGAATACTGCCTGTCCCTCCCTGGGCCGGTCGTCGGTATTTGGGGTGGATTGACCGAACGGGAACGCCGACTCCTACGACGCGAAGAACAACCCGTCCGAGTCCGATTCCATCACGGCACCGCCCACGGCTACCGGCTCCACACGCTGAACAAGACCACACCGTGCGACGCATGCCGCCGAGCACACACCGCAGCCAACCAGGCGTGGCGAGACAAGAACCGAGACAAAACCACCATGCGAGCATTGAAAGACCTGCTTGACACCGTCGCTGAAGTGCATCGAGATGCCACACCACGACCTGCCGAGTGAAGCCGACTGCGACCTTTGCGGTCAACCAGTCAGCCCCGTCACCCGACACAACTTCCACCCACAAACCGGCCAGGTGACGTGCGATGCCTGCCACGACCATGAACACTCATACACCCGATACAGAAAGGACTACGAATGAACGTCATCCAACTCCCGCTGGACTTCCGAGCCACCGACCCGGAAACCAGCAAGCAAGGCCCGAGAGGATTCCGCCGCACTAGCGCCATCTTCAAAATGCTCGAGGTCTACTGCCTGAACGACGTCACCGACGAAGAAGCCGTCGAACTGCTCGTCGGTCACCCGATCACCATCAACGAAGAAGGACTCCGCCGTCGCTGCTCCGACCTGCGGGCGCTCGGCTGGATCGCCCCCACCGGAGATGTCCGATACAGCGGCCGAGGCCGTTCGCGCATCGTATGCGCTATCACAGACGCCGGGCGTGACGCCTGGATGGAACTTCAAAACAACTAAGGAGAAACCAATGAAACCTGCCATCATCATCACCGGCCTGCTCGGCCTCGTCGCCTGCTCCAGCAGCACGACAACCAGCACGACCCAAGCCCCGGCTCCGGTCGTCACCGAAGCACCAATCACGTTGCCACCGGCAACCAGCCCCATTGTGCCCGACTTCGTCAACAGCGAACAGTTCCTGGTGGAATTCGTATCGGAGCAATACCCATACACGCTGTACGTCACCGATCAGCAGATCATTGACACCGGCTGGGCGACATGCAACGCGCTCGACGCAGGCATGGACCCGACTGCGATTGTCGCAGAACTCTTGATCGCCGCCGAAGGTGACGAGAAGATCGCCCTGCTTCTGACCATCGTCACCGGCGGAGCGACCGGCATCCTCTGCCCCGAGTACGTCAACGTGTGGGACCGTGGCTGACCTCGTGACTGACGACATTGTGACCCGACTGGAACAAATGGCAAGTAACTTCAAGACAAGCGAATGGGAGTTTGTGTATGCCGATTATGAAACGGTGTGTGAAGCAAGTCAAGAAATTGAACGACTGCGCAAAGCCATCGTGGACTATGTGATGACAATCAGCGACTGCTACGCCACCACCGCAACAGACAGCGATGCGCTGGAACTATTGAAACAGGCGGTGCGTGGTGAGTGACGACATTGTGACCCTGCTCCGTGAACTCATGTACTACGGGACATTCCCCGATGAGTCGGTGTACGGGCGAGCAGTACTTGCCGCCGCCGACGAGATCGAACGGCTACGGGCAGCCCTCGAGGAAACACGCAAAGAACGTGACTTGTGGGAGCGTGAAGCCCGCCGTGACTAAAGAACCAATCAACGACCGATGGAGATGCCCAAAATGCCGCAGAAGTATTACGACCCACGTGCCGCTCTCAACGGCACCGCATTGCATACGCCATACCGGCAAACCCGTGGAGATGAAGCCGTGGCCGCTGCGATAGGGCAACAGATTATCTTCTACACCTGGATGGCGGGCTTCACCGCCACCTGTCTCGCCATTACTTACGCCATCATCAAACGGATTCTGAAGTGACCCGCAACCGAATCAACATTGACGTCGACCCGCACCTGCTGAAATGGATTGACCTTACGGCAACCATTGTCGGAGCGAACCGAACCGAAACCGCTAGGGCGCTACTCAAAATGATGTCCGAGAGCAACCCTCGCTACGACACGCTCAAGACACGGATCGCAGAGCGACGGGCAGAGATGAATCAGTCTCGCTCCCAGCACCAAAGCGCCCGCCATCGTCCTCGACAGCAATCGCCGCAATAACCTCCGCCTGGCTCACCTGACGCAACCGGGACGGCAAACACAAGACACGCCGAACCCAGCGTTCGTTCGTATGGCCAAGCCACTTCGAAATAATCAGCGGATCAACCCCACGCTGATACTGCCGGTACACCGACGCCCGACGAAGCTCCTGAGCAGTCAACGGACGACCAATCGCCGCCTCCACAAACCGTTTCACCCGCACCGACGCCCGATCAGCTGTCAAACCACCAGCCAACGGCGACGACGGAGCGAACACCGCCGCCAACCCCAACGACAACACCTCAAGACGTCCTGACACCGCGACATCACGCGGTCGTTCCGCACGACCCCGCACCCGCACCAACGTCTGCCCGTCAACCGTCCGAACATCCATCCCCCGCACCCGCAACGCCTCAGACGGCTCGAGAGCACAGTATGCGACCATCCCCACCAGCCACTCCCAACGAGGACCAGCCTTCCCCGCAGCATCCATAATCGCCCGAAGCTCATCCTCAGACGGCACATACGGCGTCACAACCTTCCGAAACGGCTTCGGCACCCACGCATCACGCCACCCGTGACCATGCACCACACCGGCCTTCATCAACGCATCAAACCACGACGTCAACCCCGACACTCGAGATTGAACCGACGACGGCGTGTAATTCGACCGCAAAAAGTCAATAAACGCTTGACAATGCTTCCAATTCGCATCCAGCGCATGAACACCATTCTCTTTGCACCAACGCTGCCAAAGAACAATGTCCTTCTTGTACCGATCCCGAGTCTCGAGCGACTTCTTCGACGCCAAAAACTGGGCGGTTACCGACCGAACCGTAGACATACACTCACCTTACGCGAAACAACGTCGGGACGCATTGAAATTTTTGAGTCGGGACGCATTGCAAATTGTCCCACACCCAGAGCTTTGGGTGGCCCGCCCGCCTTGCCGTCGGCCAGCTCGCTTCGAATCGAGGCCAGCCGATACTTGTAGAGTGCAAGTATTCCGACCCGAGACGCGAAACGGCCCCGACCCGCCGAAACAGATCGGGGCCGAGTAACTCGACGTGCTCGAGATCAGGGTAAGCCGTCGAGCCGATACCGCGCGCCGACCGTGAACGCCTCGACAACGCCAGCGAGCGCGCCGACCGTGGCCGCCGGTGGAAGCCCGAGCACATGCCACCGAGCCCCACCGCCACCGACGCGCTCGAGCCACAACGCCCACCCGCCAGGTACCGAGCCGTAACCCCACCGCCAACCGTCCGGGGCCGCAGGCAGCGCCCGAACGAGCAGCGGTAGGCACCCGGGGCCATGTCGATGCTCGACCGACCCGCTCGAGCACAGCGCACCGCGTCGAGGGTCACCGAGCACGACGCACCGCCCACCACACGAGCACCACGCCGGCCCCGAGCAGCCACCACGAGCCGCCCGACGTCGAGCACGTCACGCCTGGCAGGTCGCAGGCCATGTCGACCGCGGCGGCGCTCACGAGGCCACCTCGACACGCTCACGCAACCGCACCGCAACAGCAGCACCGAGCCGCCCACTCGAGCCGCCTCGAGCTCGACCGCCGTGCACCGTGAACAGTACCGACGCCTCGAGGCCACCCGGTAGGCATAACCCGCAGGCCACGCAGGCCCCGACCGCCGGGCCGCCCTCGATGAGACTCGACCGCCGACCGTCGGGCCCGACGACGTGCGCAGGGAACCCGCTACCGTCGACGTAGGCGGCCGTGACAGGGCACCGCCGCATCGAGGCCACACCGGGCCACCGCTCGAGCACTCGAGCCCACAAAGCCGCAGCGTCGACGTCATCGACCGCGAGCAGTGCCACCGGTAACCGGTACCGTCGAGCTACGTCGACCGCCCGACCGAGGTTATGCCTGTCGACCGAAACGTAGATTCGAGCGTTAGGCGCGTCCGTGACGACGTGCCGCACGAGGCCAGTCGAGCGCGTGTAAAGCCAATGATCGACGCTAGGTGTCGCCTCGATGACGTGCCGCACCGCTCGAGCGAACCAGGGCGCGAATAGGTCACCGTCTGACATCCATCGAAACGTGGCCGACCGCACACCCTCGAGACGTTGGTCGACTGCCGACCGCTCGACGAGCTCGAGTAGAGCAGACTCGACCGCTCGACGTCCGCCGCACCGGTACAGATGCTCGAGCGTCTCGAGGTTCCTCGAGGCCATCCGACCGAATGGTCGAGCCCATGCCTCGAGGCCCGCTGCATAGCAGTCTGCACACGATGGAGTCACACCCGGACAGCTGCCGCCGTCCTCGAGCGGGCCCGCCGGTAATGGGAAAGCGTTACCTATCGAGGCCTTAGCTACTCGACCATCGAGCCGCACTCGAGGCGACGTCTTAGAGTCGAGATGCAACGAGAACCGCAGCAGCTCACCGCATCGACACTCGAACTCGAGCCGACCCCTCGACAGACTCGACACCCGGGCAAACCGATCCCGTCTCATGATGCACCCGCCTCGATGACGTAATACGTTTCCTCGAGGGTTCGAGCCTGCTCGATACAACTCGAGCACACCGGCACAACGTCGAAACCAGGCTCGAACACGAGCAGCCACGACGTACGGTATGGGTCGAGCATCGACACTCGACAACCCTCGACCCCACACTCGAGCAGGCCAGTTAGAGCCCACTTGCGCGCCGCAATGTCGATTCCCTCGAGAACATGCCTCGAGGCCGCCGCCACCATGCCTACGCCTCGAGGCCCGCGCCGATTACCGGCCCAGGCCTCGACGACGTCGACAATGTCAGTCGATGAGATAACACTCATGCCGCACCGTCACTCTCGAGCAGGCGCTTAGGCAACCGCGGCAGGTTTCGAATACTCGACAACCCATCGACAAACTCGGTCGGAATCTCGACGCCTGTCACTCGATGCGCCCGCAGCCATACACCCGCGTCACAGTCCTCCTCGAGATACAGCCACCCGGCCCGCGGGTCGACATACGAATACGTCGAGAACCGCAGCCCCTCGCCCGAGACAACCGGTACCCGCAGCCACGCGTGACCCGCATCGACATGCCACCGCACACCCTCGAGGACGGCCGCCATCATGACACACCGCCTCGAGCGTCGCGCTCGAGTTCGTACTCGACTCGAGCCTCGACGGCCGCCTCGAGCATGGCCTCGATGTCGACCTCGTCGCCATACTCATCGAACCACAACCCACCATAACCGCGCCTCGAGTATCCCGAGTCGAGAGCCCACGCCTCGATTGATTCGTAACCGTCGAGCACGTCAGCTCGAACACTTTCGAACCGGTCGAGTCGATCAACACAACGAGCCAACGCCTCGAGCAGCCGCACCGACCGCACCGACTCGAACAGTCGAGCAGCCTTACTCGAGTCGAGCTGCTCGACACCGCCGAGAACATGCACCGAGAGACGCAACATATCGACTGCAGCTAACCGCACCGCCTCGAGCACTCGAGTCTCGAGGGCACCGCGTCGAATAACTCGAGCAGCCTGCTCGAGCGCCGTCGAGTCGATCCACAACCCCGAAAGACTCGAATACGCCTCGAGCACCGGCTCGAGCTCGACACCACGAGCGCGCACAATGTCGGCCGCGTGATGAGAGATACACCCGATGAAATCTGAATCCTCGAGAGCGTTCGCCTCGGCCGCTTCGAGACACTCGACGTCGAGCACGTAACTCGACGCGTCGACCGGCTCGATGGTCTCAGACTCGAGACCCATAAAGACCCACCGACCCGCGCTCATTGCTCGAGCTCCGAACCCTCGACCGTCGACTCGACGATAGGCAGACTCACAACCTCGAACGAATGCACCGACCGCGCCAACTCGACATAATCAGAATGCTCGAGCTCGTAGCGAGCATCCCGACGCCAGTCACCACCTCGAGGCCGGCCCTCGATGTCGACCCCACCGACGCCTGGCTCATCGAGCGCACACTCGGCCGCATCCTGAGCACCGTCATACGTCGAGAACACACTCGACCCCACTCGACGCACACCGTCTCGATAGCAACGCACTAGACGCCACTCGACCGACTCCCCCCTCGAGGGAGGATGAAACGAAACTTGCAAGCGCATGACGCGCCCCCTTTCCTGGCCGCCCCTATGGCAACCTCGAGCACGAGCCTACGCCACCGCTATTACCCTGACAAGCACCGACCCCACCCTCGAGCACCACCCTCGACGAACTATTCGAGCTCGAGCACGCTCGAGGCCGGACGCCGTCGGGAAGCATGGCCGGGGCCTCGAGGTAGCTGCTCGAATAACTCGACTCGACGAATCCCGAGAGCCCTAGAGCCCTGTAAGCGTCTCGAGCGGTAGGGGATGGGTGGTAGTGGCCCTCGAATAACGTCATGACGAAATAGGTCGGGGCTCGAGTGTCGAGGTTCGGTCCTCGAGGCCGGCCGACTCGACTCGAGGATCGAGGCCGCAGGCCGATGGTCGACCGCTCGAGGCTGCTGCTCGAGTAGCACCGGGTTTCGAGAGCGGCTGCACCGGTGCTCGAGGCCGGCCCGCGCAGCGTCGAGGATCATCGAGGCCGGACTACTCGAGTCTCGAGCTCGAGCTCGAGGATGGCCGCCGGTGATCCCGACCGGCTCGACCGGTGACCGAGTGCCCTGCCCCGAGTGACCCACCCGTTACTTGTATGGTGCAATAGTTGTACTGTGCAAGTGTCCCCCCGACATGCCGGGTGGGGTCTGACCGACCCCTGCCCCCCGCCCAGCCCCCAAGGGGGGTCCCCGGCCTATCACTATCACTACGTATTCCCGTATTTTTTGACCTTCGTGGGCGGCGGGGTGGGACTCGAAGTGGGGTGTGGTGACCGTAGGTTGTGGTTACTGCTAGTAAGTTTTCGTCGGGGTAATAATTTGACGCTCACTAATACCACTCGGAGTGACTAATCCGACCACTCAGGGTGGTTTCTCGAGCCGCAGGTCTTCGCTCCCGACGGAGTCGGGTAGACGGGATGACCGCTGTGAAGCGGTTGGGACGCTCCCGCCTCGCTGCGCTCGTTGGGCTGACGCCCTCACTTCGTTCGGTTGTCCTCGAGCAACCTTTGACCACGCTGCCGGGGCTGTCGCCCAGGCTGGTGGACTGAGGTTGTTGCTACGCGCTGGTTGGTGGCCGTTCCGGTCGGGTGGTCTAGTGCGCGTTCCCCCCGTCGGGTGCCCTCGCTGGCCGACTGCCGGACCTTGACGATGTCCACTCGTTGTTTGTGTTACTGCTTCTACCTGACGTCTTACCCAAGACAACGGGTCCTACTGATCGCTTGCAATGGCGCGTCAGGTCGGTCCCCGTTTCCGGCCACGAAAACCCTACGCGCCTGACAGAACAGGACTGCTGCGGGTTGCGCCACGCTCGTGAGCCTCCCGGCTGACGGCGATGTCTTCAGATCACTATGCCCCTACCATACACCTCTTTATGGTAGGTTGAGGTGTGGAGAAGTCCGAAAGGGGAAAAAAGTATGACCCGAGTTGAAGAACTCATGGAATCCGTCAGTCGACTCGGTAACGACATGCTTGTCGCCCAGGCTCGGGCCGCTCTCGAGATCGACGGCCACGACCCCACCCCCGAGTTCTGTAAGGCGGCGTTCATCGGTTCCGCCCATGTTGAGGAACTTGCCCGCCGTGCACACGACGCCGGAACCCTCACCGCACAAGAATCCATAGCCACCCAGTCAGTAGCGGCGCTCTCCATGCAAATTTGGGCGACCCTACATGACATCCTCACCGGAAAGATCGAACTATGACCGCAGCAGAACTTGAGAAACCCGTCCTCATCAACCTGCGAGTAACAGTCGCCTGGCGGGACTTCGCCCACGATCAAGCCCGAAAGCACGGGATGACCCTCACCGCGTACATCAAGACGCTGATCGAACTCGCCGCAAAGACCGACACACCCAATGGCTGAACGGAAAGTGTGGAAAGACGCCGCAGAAATCGCTGACGGCATCGAAGGACGCAAACCTTCCGCCCCACGCCCACCCAAACTTGTCGTCGACAGCATCGCAGACCTCCCGGTTATCAGCAAAGCCGAAAAACAGCAGGTTGCTAAAGCGAAACGGGCCGCCGACATCGAAGAAGCCAGGGTTCGTAAGTCGCTCAATAAGGAAGAACAACGCAAACGAGCCGACCAACTCAAGGTATTGGGCGAAGAATTGCTCGCTCGAGGGGTGGCAAGCCGAGAAATCCTGCCCAAATTGGCGCAATCCATCATCGTCGACCTCGGACTACGGCTCGTATCAGGCGAATGGGAGATCAAATCGGCTGAAGAAGCCACCAAAGTGTCCAAAATTTGGTATGACATCCTCCGTTTGGAGATGGGACAAGCCACAACGATCAACGAACAACGTGTCGGCAGCCCCGAAGACCGCATGATGCGTCTCGAAGAACTCAAATTGGAAGCAAAACGGCGTGTCGAAGCCGGATTACGGGCAATCGGAGACGGAAACTCGTGAACCTGCTCTCCGACGACGAATTCGTCCAACTCACCGCCCAAGAACAAGACGAATACCTCAAACTTCTTGAGGCCGACCTCACCGCCTGGCGGTTGACCGGCAACGAACGCCAAGAACGAGCCAACATCCTCGTAAAGAAAACCGATTGGCTCCTCTACGGAGGAGCGGCCGGTGGCGGAAAGAGCGAACTGCTTGCCTATCACGCACACGAACTATCCACCAAATACCCCGGACATCGCACACTTCTCGTCCGTACCGCCCTGCCGGAACTACGACGCTCACTCATCATCCGCAGCCAAGTCCGATACGCCCAACTGAACGTCCCCGCCCAGTTGCGATCCATCGACAACGTCAAAGCCTGGTGGTACGACAACGGTTCCATCATCGAATACGGCTATTGCGCTCGAGACGAAGACGTCGGCCAGTTCATGTCAGCCGAATACGACTTCATCGGATTCGACGAAGCAACACAGTTCACCCCCTACCAAATGCTCATGATGTCCGGCCGTCTACGCACCAGCCGCAAAATGACCCAAATGGGCGTCCGAACCCACGTCATGTTCGCCACCAACCCAGGCGACAAAGGCCATACGTTCCTCTACAAAATGCTGGTCCAACCCACCAACAACGGCCAATACGCCGTCGTCTACGACGTCCGAGAAGGATTCGAAAACCCCGACATTGTGAGACGGGTAGAACTACCGCTCGACAACACGGAACTGGCGAGTACCATCATCCCGCACGACCCCAACGATCATCTTGTGGTCGCCTTTGTCCCATCGACGGTAGACGACAACCCACACATCGACCCGTCGTACCGCAAACACCTGTCGATGCTTCCCGA